GTATACCTTCGCCTTCAGATTCTTTTAAAAATTGACTAAATGATTTCATTTTCTTACCTTTAATAAATTTGATTTGGCAAATTCAGCACGATTAACTAATTTAGTTGGTTCGCCTGCGTGATTAACCACAAAACCTTCAGGACCAGTTCTTTTATTATCTATGTGATGTTCCAAACCACCCTCATGTTGTTCTAAATTAGAAACAAGAATATTTTTGGCTTGTTGTAAATGGTGATGAATTTTCAATAGATTATCATAATGTTTTTTGTTTTTTTCAATATGGTCTATATGAGATTTTAATTCTTGTTGTTTACGACCTTGTGCCGCTGGAGTTTTTAATTTCTCCATAGACTTTTTATATTTTTCGGTTATATGTTTCTTTAAACCTTCAGCAGAAGGTGTTTCATCTGTTCTAACTGTATGATTTATATAGGTTGCTAGATGACCAGATTCACCTTGATGTGGTTCTGTGGCTTTATACATCTCTTTGCCGTTTGTTTTATGGATTTTTTCTGCAGCATCCATATGTTTACGAAATTCTGCTTGGTCTTCCTCAGAATAATGTATATTTTTGGTATCGTGAGTTGGAGATTTCTGCCAGACATCAGGATGTGATTTGAAATTATGTAAGTCTGGATGAGAATCCGCTTTCATATCATCAATCGTTTTACCATGATATTGTGTATGTGTAACAATACCTAATTTAGATTTCTTTACCTTGTCGGCTTCTTCACCTTTGGAGGTGTAAGTAATTGTGTTAGGTGTAAAAGAAACTTTGCCATCTTTATGGTGTTTTAAGTCGGTACCAGAGTGCATGATATCACCTTGATATACACCAGTTTTTGGAGATATTTTAGATAAATGATTTAATGCTGCGTGAAGTTTTTCTACTAGTCCTGGTGCATGACCATGGTTTTTAATGATATCTGCGTGTGTGTAGTTAATCTTTGGATTTTTATTAAAAGCAGACTTGGATGCTACAAAGAATTTACCGTTTTCTGGATGATGACCAAAAACTACAGAAGGTGAACCGTCATATTTCATAGTCAAAGCAGAACTATTACCACCAGACTTCATATGTTCGTGAGCTTGATTTAATGCACCCTTGGCGTGTTCAAATCCCTTTTTACCGTGAAATAAAGGTCTATCCTCAGCATGATGTATATGCTTGAGTTTTGTTCCTTGTTCTTCGGTTTCTTCTTTTAAAAAGGTTTTAAATGATAACATTGATTTCCTTACAGAATTGCAACACACTTTGGTTGCCTGACACCTTATTTATACAACATTTTAATTTCGATAGCCAACACGTAAAAATGTTGGCTTAGATACATAGTGTCAAAATTATTCGGATTTTAATATCTTTTCAATGTCATCTACTGTATTACCAATTAGATAATTCTTCATTACATATTCATACCCAGCGTCCACATTACGATTTCTCCAGACTTTAAGTATTTCTACCAATTCATCTTCGGTATTATATGACATACCATAATTAGATAATATTTTGGCAGCTGCAATATTACGAGAAATCCAAGGTGTCTTATTTAACATGGACTCAAGTAATACCAATCCAAAGCCTTCAGCATCTGAATTCATTATGTAACAATCTGCATCAGCAATAGCGTCTTTTACATCTCTTGGATCTTCGACCATGAGTGGAATAACATTCTCTGAAGCATGAGGCATGATATTATGCCGATTATCGTATCCTGTTGTAACCAAGATTGCATCGTCTAATTTTGCTGTTGTAAAAGCATTAGCAAGTTCAATCATTCGTTTATTGGGCCAATAACCGCCGCACGATAAAAACATTCTTTTATTTTTTGGTATACCAAACTTATCTTTAAAACGGTCTTTTGTACCAAGACAATCTTCAAGTGAAATACCATGAGTGACTTTACGTGCTTTGTGTGCAAGGCCAAATAAATTAACGTGAACCCAATCTTCCTGTGTTGAACATCCAATAAAATGAGCATCTCTCATACCTTGAATACAAACACTACTTAAAGAAGGTTTAATTAAAAGATACAATACTTTTCCTGGTAGATTTTTAATATTTTGTAATACAAAGTTTTGAATATCAACATCACCACCATGAATCACAACTAAATCAGCGTTAAGACACATTTGTGGATTACTTGATACATGAATACCATTGAAATCACCTTGGTGCGTACCACAAAATACAATAACTTGATGCCCTCTTTTTTGAGATTCTTCAGCCATTTGTTGAACATAATACTCAGAACCACCAGGAAATGGTGCATAACGGTGCACTACGAAACAGATTTTCATTTTTTATACGCAATCATTTTAAGTACAGAACCTCTTGCCGGTTCTGGATTTCTATCATCAGGGTATCTTTTACAATCAATAAAACCATTTTTCGTTAATAGTTTAGACAAAGAATCTTCATCAAAACCATTGACATGACCCATACCAGGAATTTTATATTCATTAATGTTATGGAAACCACCAAACAGATATGACATAGCATTAGCCCAAGGATCATTTGTTTGATTTAACCAATCTACATTGGCCATAGTGTCCCAATCGTCTTTAACTATTCTCTCACAAATCCAACGAACATCAGGAACAGTAACTTCTAAGGCAGCACCTGGTTTTAATATACGATATACTTCTTTTAGAACATTGTCAATATCAAATATAGAAATATGTTCAATAACATCACCCATATATGCTTTAGTAAACAGTTCACTTTCTAAAGGATAAGGTACTTTAGTCAGATCATGTAGGCAATTTATATTTCCCCATTGATGAATGTCCATAAAAACTTGTGCATCTGGTTTAGGATGTGGACCAGAACCAATATCAATAATCAAATTTCACCTCTTAACGCTCTTGCAATACCATCATAGATATTGATTTTTGGTTTATAGAAAGACAACATTTTATATGGACTGCCAACACGGTACATAACACCTTTTGGTGCATCTACAATATGATTTACTTCAGGACTATACCCTGCAATGCCACAAACAATTTGTTGTAATTCATTGAATGTTGTAGCAACACCAGAAGAAAGATTTACTGCACCTTTGATATCTTGTTTGATTGCTTCATCAACAGCATCAACGATATCTTGCATATGAATAAAATCACGAACTTGTGTACCATCACCCCAAATATCAAATGGGTCTAATCTAAGTTTAGCACGATTGATATATGACGGGAAAGGGTAATCTAAATCTTGGTCTGTACCATAACCACTAAATGGTCTGAATACGTTTACTTTGATGCCTTCTGATTCTAAGAACTGTAAACAATATTCGCCTGTTAGTTTAGCCCAACCGTAAGTTAAATCAGGCATTTTTAAATTATTCAAATCAATGTTTGTTTCCGAAAGAGCATTTTTAGTTACACCTGTTTGATAAACAATTGGATAAGCGGCAGATGATGAAAAGTAAACAACACGGCCTGGTTTTGTTCTTAATGCCCATTGAATCATATCAGAATCAATAGCTAAATCTGTTGCAACTGAAAGTGGATTACCTTCAATTGTTTGACGACCACCAACGATAGCAGCCAAGTGTATAATCAAATCAAATTTGTCTGTACTTGTTTTAAAGAAATCACGGCAATCATTACCTTCTTTAATATCAATGCCTGTAATATCATGGCCTGCATATTTTCTCATAAAATATTTGCCAACAAATCCCATGTGTCCTGTAATCAAAATTTTCATATCAAATCTCCGCTGCGGTTATAATGTCTGTTACTCTGTTTATGTATGTGTGTTTTTCTTGAATCTTTTTCATCTGATTTAGAATCAAATCTTTTGTTTTTGGTTCTTCTTGCATTTCCCTTGCAATATCAAATAGATCACCAGAATCTGCGGCATAAGCAATTTCACCATCAAACAAATCGTAAGTGTGTTTAGAATTTGTTAATCCTAATGCACCATAACTAATGTTCTTAATAGCCCGACAAGCAATATAACCATTTGCAATATGATTCGGTGGTCTACAATCTAAAGGCAACAAAGATGATGTAATCATTCTTCTTATTTCACTTGTAGGCAATTGTTGTTGATACGGTGTATTGTAAATAAAAGGGATTTTATGTTCCTCACATTTTTTAATGAAAGGTTCAAAGGCTGGATAATTATCCTCACGAATTGTACCACAGAAAAATGCTTGTCTTTTCTGTTCTGTGAATCTTGCTTCAAAATCAAACTCATGTGGTAGTAAATCAGTAGCCCAAATATCATAATACTTATCATAGTCCGAATCTTTTTCGTAATAAGCGGTATCACTTATTCTTTGATATTTTTCAGGTTCAAATTTGTAAGCATAGTTTTTATCTTCTACACCATCAATACCCCAATTACTTGCAAATCTAAAATCAATTAACTTACCAACTCTATCGAAGTACATAGATGCGCCAGGGTTTCCTTCGACAGGTCCTTTATTTCCAAGATAGTGAACTAGATAACAAGATGACTTTCTTAACGGCAACTTGTTACTTGCACCATTTGCAAATACTAACCATTGCTCTGTAATAATAATTGCATCATCAAAAAATTCGTCACCAACATTATCTCGATTATCCAACCAGTAGGTTTCAATATTCATATGTTTAGCAGCACGAACAATTGCTTCATGAATAAAACCATGAGTATGTCCTGTATCTAACTTGGCACCCCAAACAATAATTTTTTTATATTTCTTCACTTTATTCCTTAATCAAATACCAAGCATTATTACTAACAGTAATAACTTTTGAAAACTTTTCACCTAAGAATTTCTCTAATGATCTTTTTACTTCAGGTAAAACAATATCATGGCCAGCAAAGATACCGCCTTTTTTAATTAAAGGATAATAGTTGCAAAAATCACGATAAGAAGTTTCTTCTGAATGGTCACCGTCAATAAAAATAAAATCTAAACATTCTTCTTCTTTAAAACGATTTGCAAACTCTACACTAGATTCATAACAAAATTCAACTCTATCACCAAAAGGTGTTAATAAGTCTTTAGCATATTGCTTCATCAATTCTTGGCGTTCTTCGTTGATATCTCCGCCATTCCAATCAATAAATGCCGGATAATTATCCACAGCATATATCTTTTTAATATTTGGAATTTGTGACAGTAACGCATCAGTAGTAACACCTAAGCATACACCAATCTCAACACCAACTAAGTCACCTTCTAACTTAGAAATGGGATCAACCAATCCTAAACCAGATGGTTCTGATTGATTAGCCCAATCTACTTGTTTTTCAACCCATTGGTCTGCTGGCAGATGATGCCATGGATCTTGACTAGTTTTTTGACTAGTTGGTGCGGTATACAAACCTGTCGTTGTGTTGAATGTCAAAACTTCGCTCATATTTCTTCCTTATATAATCATTAATCATTGGTACTCTATTGTATTGGTGTAAAATAGCATACTTATCACCTTTACTGTTATACATCGCTCCATCTTTCCATACTGGTTCTGGACTTAATAAATTTGGTCTAAACTTATCAATCTTTGTTGGGTCTACTGTTGTACCACATTGACAAGCCCAACCATCATCATGGTTAGTATATAATGTTATATCTTTATAAGGTTTAAGTGAGAGTAGTAGATTCAAAGCTGCTTGGTCAGGTCCACCGCCACCTTCAACGAATTGAGGAGCGCCATTACAAAGTAAATAAACATTATAACACAAATCTATATATTCTTCATAGGTACCTGCTGTTACACCAGCATTATAAATTGGTGTATTTGCCATGTATTGTGCGGCAGTATCACCAAAAGATTGGTACATATTATGAATACCCCAAGCTTCATCTTTATACTTTAAACTTTCAGATGAAGCACAAATCTTTTTATCTCCGATATTTTGTTCCAACCAATCAGACGGATTAGATTGAAATACAACATCAGCCACATCAGTAGAAATAATGTATCTTGGTTTTTGTTTCATATTTTTTAAATACTGCCACATATGTAAAAATCTTATGTTGACAATATTAAATTTACCATTATTTTCAAAAGGTAAAACAACGAAGCCTAAACTTTGTAATTTTTCTATAACACTCTTGTCAATGTTATAAGTGACCATCATTTTTGTTCCAGTAAAACCGGACTCAATTAATGATTCAGCCCAAGGTGCTACCTTATGGTCGTATTGATAACCTGTAATAAATCCAATTACTAAGTCAGAGTCTTTGTTCGCCACGGGAATTTTCCTTCATATTTTTTATTCATCACATCATTACCATTGATAAAGAATTCTTCATTAACAGAACCTTTACCGCCATCAACTCGATAACAAGTTGTATATTCATTTGTACAATCCCACTTAGGAAAGTGTTGCGTTACTGCTTGTAAAAATACTCGATCTTGGCCCCAACCACCGTGCCATACACTAGCCAATTTTACAGCAATATTTGTCTTGAGGCAATAGCTATTTGTATCTATATGATGTGTACCATGATATGTTTGCCATTTACCTAAAGATTCACAATCATCAAAACACGCAAAATCACCATTCTTTCTAAAAATTTGCCGTAATGAATAACACCAATCTAGACTTCTAGTTTCGATTGTTTCAATACATTTTGCTACATGAGATTGATATAACCAATTGTCTTGGTCGAGATACATGACATAATCAGTATTGACTAGATGCGTAAAAGCAGCATATACTCTATGACCATAAAAACCTTTTGCACCAACATTGATAGGTAAAGTTGCCATAACCAATCTATCGGTCTCTGGAAATTTACATTTAATTTCAATTGCTTTTTCTAAATTTTCTTCACCATCAACCACAACATAACAGATAGTATCTTTGTATGATTGATTTAATACAGACTCAATTGCATCTCTCAACTCTGGCGAACCAGTAGTTGGTATAATTACCGTTGCACTCATAATATTCCTTAATATATTTAAACGTCAATTCCTATTACATCATTTGGACTATTTGGAGAATTTTTACTCCTTAATTCTAACCAAGAAGCATATTCTTGTGAAAAATTTACTAATGAATAAAAATTATAATTTAAATTTTTACCACTAACAGAAGAAACTGCATAAGCAATTCTTTTTTTGGTTAATACTTCATCAAAAAACATTTGGTAATAATTATATTTTGTTTCCGAATTTTGTTTGCTTGAAGTTACTAATATTCTTTCACACAAATATGCTAAATTGTAAACACTACTATCAACTTTTTTTCCGCCGGTTTTACTTATCACATTATTTAAGGTAATTATTATTTGAGATAAATCATTCTTATCGTCTATAACTTCACTTAAATCGGTACTTGTAGATACAGTTTTTATTTTTTTTGAAACTTGTTCTAGTGCTCTTTTTAATAAATCAACATCTATTTGAAATTTATTTTTTATCAAATTTTCAATATTTTTTTTATCTTCTTTTAATAAATTTAATACTGAAAAAATAGGTATACCAGATAAAGATTTTCCTTGAAAATTTTTATAAACTTTTATTGCTGAATCAGCAACAATTTTTGGTCCCTTTTGTTCTTTTTGGAGTTGGTAATTTAAAGATTTATACCAATCTTCAACAGATTGTTCTTTTTCAAAGATATCTTTAAATTTTACAGTATTTGCTTTAGGACTTTTTACTTTTGATTTAACACTTATTTTTAAGGAAGCATCTTCTTCTTTCTTTTCTGAAGCTGTAACACTAATATAATAATCAATTAAAGGAAAATTAGCTTGTTGAGGTATATAAATTTTTATTTTACTTTTTGATAAATCCATTCTTTTAGGTATACCTAAAATTTTTCTTATTTTTATATCGTTTGCTCGTAAAAGGACAGATAATTTAACTGAAGTTAATATTTCAAAAAATTCAGCAGGAACCAAATCTTTTTCAACATCAAAAGGTATTGAATTATTTGTATCTTTTACTGTCAATTTTAATAAATTAATAATTTTTAATTCTACACTAGATTGTAAATCTAATTTTTTTATATACAGTTCAACATTCTTTACAATTTCTTCTGGACTCAACCAAACATTAACAATTGATGGATTAATATCCGATGGTTTAAATTTTGCTCTTCCAGTAGAAATTGGTTTTGCTTCTAGACTAGCTTTAACCTGTATTTCGATTGGAGCCATTTTCACAGCACCAGTTTTACCTCCTGATGTAGGTATTGTATACTTAGCAAAAAATGGTGATTTAGAAAACATTTTTTGTATTTTTTGTAATTCATTTTTTCTGAATGTTCTATCAGCATTATCAACAAAAACAGTAATTATTTTTTTATTATCATATTCAACATATTTTTTTCCATATGTTTTAGATAATAAATCTTGGACTGTTTTTATTTGTGAAATTGTTAATGCCATTTTACCTAATGATTTGAATATCTTTACCAGAAGTCCATACTTCAAGTTCTGTTCTTAATCGGCCCTCAGATTTGAGGGTTTCGTATCTATTTATAGCTTTATTCCGCCACCATTCAACAATGTTTACCAATTCATGTTTATCATAGTTCTCGCCTTTTACCAATTGATCGGTCTTACAACCAAGCACATCTACAATGTTACTAAAACCATAATCTGACACATAATATCTTTTTTTCTCTGTCAACCTTTTGGCGTTCTCAATCGTTAATAAGAATGCCTCCCCTTCAGAAGAACCTTTAAGTGCTGCTTTAGTTAAAGCTACTATCTTAGTAAATGTCCTAAGCTTTCTACTGGTAGTTGATTCATCACTTCCTAAAATATCTCCACCAACTCTACTCTCAACAAATTCTTTTAAGTCTGTATACGTTTTACCGTTAATCATAGGTATCATATCAGAATCAGTCAAACCTTTATATCGAATGTAAGGTTTCATGCCATCATATTGAGATACTGCTTTAGTTGAACCATATAAACTGGTGGTTTCAAATAAACATAAATTCATACCATATTTTTTATTTACAATTTCTCTTACGGTATGTGATGTACAGATAGCGGCAAGTAGTTTACCACCAAGATAATTAAAACCAAAGGGTTGACTTGGTACAATTACAAATCCCATGATTGTAGATTGATTGAAACGCTTGGCAGTATCTTCATTCTGTATCCAAACTTGTCCAAGCAGTTCATTTCTAGGTTTCATATAGATGACTGGTGAACCTAACCGAATGAAACCTAGAATCTTTCCTGAGTTCTTTTCTTTGACTGCCAATTGAATGTTTCTTCCAACAGGGGCTTTATTTACATGAGATGAGGTAATGGTAAGTAACGTTTCCCAAGTATCATTTGGTATTTCACATACTTCTATATCCATATCTTTTGGGTGTACAGAGAAATCGGAGAATAAATCATCTTCAGGTGGAAATAAAGACATCGGTAATTCAGCAACCGATTTCAACTTTTCTTCTCGCATGTATTGTTCGATGTTCGCCGTATTACTAAAATAATCATCAAACACTTTAGCACAATGAAGTGCATCTTCTCTTTCAATTATCATACTTTAAAGCCTTCAAATTTTTTATCTTTATTACCAAAAGTGTTTAATGGTTTATCATTATGACCAGCATCAACAATACCAGATTGTGCAGATTGTTCGATATCATACAATCTCATCTTGGCACGATCAACGCCAATAGTAAATCTTTTATAATACGTTGGATCATTATAACGATTCTTTAATTGTTTCACCATGATTTGACCAAGTGCTTCCAAATCTTCACTTGTAATTAAAGCAAACATCAAATCTGCGGTGGCGGGAAGTCCGAACGACTCACTCGTATCTTCAAGTCCTGGATCACTCGATGTAAATCCTGATCTTGTAGTCTGTGTCGCAGATACAATAGGAACATTATACTCAACAGCCAAGCCTCGAAGTTCTTCTGCAATTGATTTAACATAGGTGTACGAATTAATATTCGCACCAGCTTTAATACGACTACTACAACAAATATTGAGATAGTCAACAAATATAATATCAGGTACAAAAGACTTTTTAAGATTAAGTTCATTTAACAATGTTCTAAAATGTGTTGTTGAAGCTGAAGCGGTTGGATATTCTTTGATAATTAATTTACCAGCAGACTTCTCACGAACACGAGCAACTTTCTTATCGTAAATATCTTTTGGTAATCCCATCAAATCATCAAGTGTTACATTCAGTAAATTGGCGTCAATACGTTCTGCTATCTTTTCTTCAGCCATTTCCATAGTGATGTACAATACGTTCTTGCCTTGTACCATACATCCTGAAGCCACATGACACATAAAGAGAGATTTACCAACACCTGTGCCAGCCAAAGCAATATTAAGCGTTTTTGCGGGGAGTCCACCTTTTGTAATTTTGTTAAAACAGTCCAAATCAAAGGGAATTCTTTCTTCATTACGGTGGTAAAATTCATATCGCTCATTTGAGTCCTCTAAGTAATCATGTCCTACAGTTGT